GACCCAAACTATCTCAAGAATTATGACACTTTTGATGATTTGGGCGACAGTAAATCAAAGGGGCCAGGTGGTGCTAGGAATTTTGCATGGGATCATTCTATTTCCATAGGTGCTAAAAGACATTGGGTTATGGATGACAATATCTATAATTTCTATCGCTTTAATAGGAATGCCAAAAACATTTGTAATAGTGGGGCATTGTTTAAGGCAAGTGAGGATTTTGTAGATAGATATACAAACATCCCTGTAAGTGGATTGAACTATTGTAAGTTTTGCTTTGCTAGTGAGGTTTACCCACCTTTTTTACTTAACACTAGAATTTACTCATGTTTGCTCATTGATAACGCATGTGAACATAGGTGGAGAGGTAGGTATAATGAAGATACTGACCTATCTCTTAGGGTTCTTAAAGATGGGTTATGTACTCTTCAATTCAATGCATTCTTACAAGAAAAAGCCACAACACAACGATTAGGTGGGGGTAATACAGAAGAATTTTATGCCCATGAAGGTACTATGAATAAGTCAAAGATGTTGGAAGAGATGCACCCTGACGTTGCGTCTGTGACTTGGAAATTTAATCGCTGGCATCATCAAGTTGATTACTCATCATTTAGAAGAAACAAACCCATCATGAGAGAGGGTCTAAACATTCCAAGTGGTGTAGATAATTATGGGATGGTGTTGGTAAATATCAACACAATGGAGAGAGTAGCATGATAGAAAGAATATTTATACCAACTGTTAATAGAGTAGATAATCAAATTACTTATGAGAGTTTACCCAAAGAACTACAAGAAAAGGTGACTATGGTTGTTCAAAAATGGGAAAGACCCAAATATCATTATGATTGTGATTATCTAGTGTTGCCAGATAAAGTAAATTTAGATGATTACTTATGTTTAGCCAAAACTAGAAAGATTATTTATCAAGAGGGTTGCAATATGAAATATGCAGTTCTTGATGATGATTTGGTTTTTAAAAGAAGAAATCAAAAGAGATTTGGAAAACCATCAAATATGGAAAAAAGCAGTAGGATTTGCACTCAAGAAGATATTGTAGAAATGTTTAAACTATATGGTGGTTGGTTAGATGAAAATGGTGTTACTTTTTGTGGGGGTTGTAGGTTTTCTATGATACCTCAAACAAAAGAATATTTAGATAATAAACCAATATTTTCACAATTATTTATAGATGGATCAAATATATATAATCTTTTAGATGAACTTCCATTAACTAAAGTTAGATTTGATGAAGATGTATTATTTATATTAAGTTTATTTACACGAGGTTTGGGTAGTAGAGAAAGTCAAACATTCGGATTTGAAAACATGAGCCTAAAAAGTACCTCAACCTTATGGGATGAAAAGACCCAAGATGATGTTGCATGGGATCACCATGTTATTCATGTGCATTTCCCTGAGTTCTACCAAGTTCTTTATGATAAAAATGGAGAGAGAGTTAAGGGTGGTTTTAGAAACTATGGCAAAACCAAAGTATCTTGGTCAAAAGCTTACAAATCATCTCAACAAGGAAAGCTAGTATGAAGTGTTGGCTGTGTAAAACAGAACTTATATGGGGTGGAGATCACGATTTAGAAGATAATGAAGATTACCACATTATATCAAATCTAACCTGCCCCTCATGTAATAGCTATGTTGAAATTTATCATCCAAAGGAAAGTTAATATGAGTTTATGCCCGAAATGTCATAGAGATCAAACCATTTATATTATGAATGATGATATCTCGTTGTGTGAAGATTGTTTTAGATTAGAGGTACAATTTGGGGTGGATAATATTGAGGTTCATAACACAAAAACTATGGGGGTGAGTAATGGTACAACTACTAGAGATGAGCAGTAGAATGTTCCTCACTTTCCTTAGAGTTCCTCAAAAAGTACTCACGAATATACAAAAGGTTATTTCCTTCCTTAAGGTAGGTTATTACCTTAAGGGAAAAACCTTTAGTGAGGAGTACTTAAATGGGGGTCTAAGTTTCCTCACTTTCCTCAATGTTCCTCACTTATGGGGGTTTGGAGATGGGTAAGTTTAACTCTCACTTTAGTGACTATTATACCTTGAGAACCATCATTGAGCATCTAGATGACATTGTGGAGATCATGGAAAAGAAATATGGGATTGATCAAACGTATCTCAAATATGTGGATAAGGATTTAAGAGAGAAGTTCCTTAAACAACAAGAGAGGCTCATCAAAGCTATTAGGAAAAATGATAATAAGAATATCATTGAATTAGCTAGGGGCATGATCAAGGCATTCAAGATTGTGGATGGTATTTGTGAGGATCAACAAGTTAGGAAGATTGATAGTAATGTGTGGCAAATCAAACATGATGGATTGCCTAAAACAATAATTAATGTTTGTAGGTACAAAAAACAGCTTCCTGTTGGGCAACATGAGGGTCAGGCATGGATAAGTCTAGAGGGTTTGATCAACACTATTCCTAAAGCTGTATTCGTGACTAAAGAAGAATTTAAGGGGGCGAGGGTGGTGAAGGAAGTTGATGACTTCTTTGATGACCCAATTCCATTTTAATTGAGGTGAAAAATGAGAGTAGATAACGTAAAGGGCAAGAAACATTGTACTTATTGTGGCAAGGCATTTGGCTATGTAAACATAAGGAAAATCTTTTGTTCAAATATATGTGCAAGCAAATACTATAGAGCAACAAGGCAAATGGAAAAGAATAGACCAATCACATTGCCTTACATTCCAGAACATCTAATAGAAAAGGAGCAGTAATGGATATAAATAAGAAGATACAACAGGAAATAGTTGAGGCAAGTAAGCTACTTGATCAAAGGGGTGAGAGTTATGGAAATGCTATTGTCAATCATGGTGACATTAAGGATTTCTTTAACCTCATTCTAAGGAATAAGTTAGCAAGTGATTTGGTTGAAACAGATGTGATCTTACAAATCATAACACTCAAGTTAGCTAGGTTGATGAAGTCACCAAAGCATTTAGATAGTTGGCAAGACATTATCAACTACTGTGGCATTGCAATAGTCATCAACAAGAATGACGAAAGGCAAGATGAAATCATCAAGAACATTGAGGGGTTTAGTGGTGAGTACAAAGAAACATAAAGACTATCTCAAGGGTGAAGAGAGAGGTAAGTATTATTCTATCGTAGTTGATATGAAACCTAATGAGTACATTGATGTACCAAGTGATGAGATTGGTAGGGCGAGGTCTGCTATGAATGAGTGTTACCCTTTAGGTACATCATGCATAAGAAAGTTAAGTGATGGTAACTATAGGTTATGGAAGTTAGACCTTCAACTAAGCTACGGGACACACCCACCAAAGAACGCACATGCGAGGCTTTTTGAGTAAAAAAGTAACATAATCAACATTATGCGACAGAGATATCTATTGAAATCAATAACTTAGGTGATTGCGAGGTGTTATGTAATCAGTTTCAGACGCTTTCTGAAATTAACCCCCCCTATCCCTACTGTTATTGATGTTGATGTAGGTCGAGAAATACACCCATAGCTAGAGGGGGTTGTGTAGATAATTAGCATGAAAAATTTTTAAAATCAAATTATATTTGTAATATGGCAGGTCAACCAATCAAAAGGCAAATGTTAGCCGATATAGAAAAAAGTGGTGGTTTCCAAAATATTTTGGATAGGGTTTGCTCTGGAGAGAGCATGACAGCGATAGCTAGGTCATTTGGGGTTAGTCGCAAATTGTTAGTGAGTACCCTTTATAAAGACCCAAAACAAAAAGAGTTATTGCAAGGGGCAAGAAAAGAAAGAGGTGAGGCATTTGCAGAGCAAGCTCTTGAGATTATCGACAATGTTGAGGAAAGTCCGAATGCGATTTCCAAAGCAAGAGAACAAGCTAATCTTAGAAAATGGCTAGCTGGCTGCGATAACCCAGAGATGTTTGGGCAAAAGCAAGCCACAGTTCAAATTAATGTTGGTGACTTACATATTGATGCTCTTAGAAATGCAAAGCCACTAGACAATGACAAACTCACCAAAATACCTGACTAAGGAAGAATTAGAGAGAATTAGGGGTGATCACTTTGATGAAGTGATTATGTTGGGTGTTAAGGGTATGAATATCCATCTTGTGTCTTCATGTGAAGATCCGATAGAAACTTGTTCTATTTTGGAACACGCCGCAGATGAAAATTTTAGAAGATTGTACCCTCAAGCTTTAGGTAATGAGTATGTCCACTAACCCCTTCCAAGAATTTTTAGAAAAATATGGGAAT